ATGAAACGTCAGGATTTTTATTATGAATTGCCGGAAGAACTGATTGCACAGGATCCGCTTGAGGATCGCTCGAGCTCCAGACTTCTTATCCTTGACAAGGAGACCGGGGCTTTTTCCCATCATGTATTTAAAGAGATCACAGAGTATCTGCATGAGGGAGACTGCCTGGTAATCAATGATACAAAGGTCATTCCGGCAAGACTGATTGGTTCCAAAGTAGAAACCAATGCCAAAATCGAAGTATTATTATTGAAGAGAAAAGAAAACAACGTATGGGAGACACTGGTAAAACCAGGGAAGAAAGCAAAAGTCGGAGCAAAGATCAGTTTCGGTGACGGCCTTCTGATGGGAGAAGTCATTGATGTGGTAGAAGAAGGAAACCGTCTGATCAAATTCGATTTCGATGGAATTTTTGAAGAAATCTTAGACCAGCTTGGTCAGATGCCGCTGCCTCCATATATCACACACCAGCTGGAGGATAAGAACCGTTACCAGACGGTATACGCAACTCACACAGGTTCGGCAGCAGCACCGACGGCAGGACTGCATTTCACACCGGAACTTCTGGAAGAGATTAAGGCAAAAGGTGTGGATATTGCGAGAGTTACACTTCATGTGGGGCTTGGAACATTCCGTCCGGTAAAAGTGGATGAGATTACCGAGCATCATATGCATTCGGAATTCTTCATGATCGATGAAGAAGCGGTTGAGAAGATCAACCGTGCAAAAGAGACGGGACACCGTGTCATCTGTGTTGGAACGACAAGCTGTAGAACGGTAGAATCAGCGGCAGATGAGAATGGACATCTGGAAGCGAAGAGTGGATGGACACAGATATTCATCTATCCGGGCTATAAATTCAAAGTACTGGATTGTCTGATCACCAATTTCCATCTTCCGGAATCGACACTGATCATGCTGGTATCTGCACTGGCAGGAAGAGAGCACGTGCTTGCGGCTTATGAAGAGGCTGTGAAGGAGAGATACCGGTTCTTCTCATTTGGGGATGCGATGATGATTTTGTAGAGCGATTCACTACAAAATAGCGATACAATGGAATATGGAGATATGGAGAAAGCCAGGGGCGATTAGACCTCTGGCTTTTCTTTGTAGATGAATGTGTGAGACAATCCGTTGCGGAATGTGATAGAGTGAACGGCTCCGTCTTTGAAAACGATGTTGTCTATGATGCTGCTGAGAAAAGAATCAAGGACCTCCGGAGAGACGGTAGCACTCAGCGACTGAAAGCTGACGTAGTTTCGGTCAGTGAGTTTTTGGGAGAGTATGAAGTTGCTTGCCTTGGCGATAAATTCATCATCAGTGATAGACTGTTGCAAGCTGTCTTCCGATGCCAGGAATGCCAGCTTGTCCTCGACTTCTTCCAGGGAGTCCGAAAGCTGAATCTTCTGAGTGAGGTATTCAGATTCCGACATGGCTTTTTCGGAATAGAGGAACAGTTTGTTCAGACGGTCAATAGCTCTCTCCAGACGGATTTTTTCCTTTTTGAGCTTTGATAGTTGCAACGGCGGCTCGGAGTCCGTTTTGATTTTGACATCTTTTCCGAAGACCTCGCCTTTGACAGTGCCGGTGCGGAGCGTATGAAACAGATCCTGTAATCCGTCCGGGGCAATGGCCGCCACCGGGGAGAAGGTATCGCCGGAGAGTAGCTGTTGTTCCAGTTCCTGTATGCTCGTTTCCGGAGAGAATGCCTTTTGAGCGTTGAGCATATTGAGAATATAGTTGAAGACGAACTCACCAACGATTGGGTCTGAGGTAGATTTTCCGGTACACCACAGCTTGCTTTTCCGGTGCGTAGGGCAGAAGTAGAGAGAATAACGTCTGCCAGTAGTCTTCTTTACGGTGGAAATAGAACTGGTCATAGGCTGACCGCAATTTCCACAGATGAGCAGGCCGGAGAAAATGTGGGTGTATTTGCTCTTGCCACTCTTACGGAATGATTTGAGTCTGCGGTTGGATTCCAGGAGTGCAAGGATGCGTTCTTTCTGCTCCCGGCTTACGATGGCCGGGTGGTGGTCTTTTACGGTAATCCATTCGGATTTATCCTTAGGACGTTGCCGGTCCCCTTCCTTAAGGCGGTTGTACTGGTAATCTCCGCAGTAGAATACGCTGCGAAGAATAATATCCAGAGAGACCGGGGACCAGTCATTACCGGCACGAGTCCGGTAGCCATGTTCGTTCAGATACCGGGCCAGATAAACCAAGGAGCGGAGCTCTTCGTATTTGTCATGAATCAAATGGGCGATGTTGTACTCATCGGAGTTGAAGCTAAATTCCTGTTCCTCCGGGTCATAATCGTAGCCGTAAGGAATGCGCCCGCCGTTCCACTGCCCGTTGCTGGCTCTGGAAATCATAGTGGCAGTGACACGTTCCGAGGTCATGTTACGCTCCAGCTCCGCAAAGACAAGGATAATTTTGAGCATCGCTTCTCCCATAGCCGTACTGGTGTCAAACTGCTCGTTTTTCGAGACGAAGGTAACGCCCAGGTTTTTAAGCTCCTGGTACATCTCGGCAAAGTCCAGAAGGTTTCTGGAGATTCGGTCAATCTTCCAGACCAAGAGATGCGTATACGTGCCGGTTCGGAGCTGAGACATCATTTTCTGAAATTCTGGCCGGATGGTATTTTTACCGGAATATCCGGCATCCTCGAAAATTGTCACATCGTCAGTGTTCAGTATCAGCTTGGCGTAGGCAATCAAATCTTGACGCTGCATAGGCAGAGAATCCCTGTCGATCTGATGCAGTGTAGAGACTCGTATGTAGATAGCCACTTTTGCGTGAGTGGCAGCACTGTTTGAAATCATATTTTTCCTCCAAAAATACGCCGTCCCATTACAGAACGGCGCATGTTCATTTCTACGCCCTTTTAGTCGGGCAATTCAATATCACATCCCTTAATCCGGCAAAATCTGTTATGTAAGGTTTTAGAGCTTTCAGTGAATTAAGAGAAATATTTTTCTGGTTGGGCTTTTGCTCATTGAGCACATAGGTAGGCAGCACGTAGAACTCCCAGTATTCCAGGGCAAGCGGCGAGACATCTTTTGTCAGTGCTTTGTAGAGGCAGAAAACGTAGAGGTCGGAATGACGCTTGATATCCGGAGAATATCCGGCTTTCGGGTCCCAGGCTCTGTGAGGGGCTATGCTGAACTGTATATGCTCGTGGTACGCTTCATCCCAGGACTGGAGATAAGAAGCGGATTTGACTTCGATTCGCTGTCCGGTAGGACTGGTTAAATCGAAGGGGAGCCAATCAGTTCGCATTTTCGAATCGGGGGGGGGTAATAACGCACTGTATACTATGTATTCTGCAAGTACGCCCCGGTCTGTGTTATTGAGCAGATCGCTGTAAGCCCAGGACCAGAAATCTACTACCGACAAGCCGGTATCTTCCCCATGAAAAGTAAATTTGTTATCGGATGTTAATTGCTCCATGCAGGAACCCTCCCTTCGCAGAGAGAGGTTACGCCATGGATGTTGCCGTCAAGAGCGAAAACCAACGCCCGGCGGCAGTCAATGTCTGTCAGAATGTCAGAATAGGAATGGACCAACGGTAGAAACTCACGAACAGAAAGCGAGAGCTTCTTCCGTAGGTGTGCTATTTTGTTGATGGTTCCGGCAGACAGCGATGCAGGCCCTTCCTCCAGAGAAGAACAGAAGGAAGAGAGATAGAGCAGTAGAGCCGCAGCATCGCAATTCAGTTGTTCTTCGGTCCGGGCCAGGAAAAAGTATTTCTTTGAATCCATAAGCCCTCCTGTCCGGTATCATCTGAAACGACGATACCAATCTAAACGGATAATCTTTTTTCGCCGTCAAGGTATTTTTTGCTTTCCTCAAGAGCTTTAAGGTAGCCCTTCATTTCCCCTTTAAATTCATAACGCTTTTCTGTTGGCAGAGCCTTGTAAATACTCAGCAGCTCTTTTTCATCGTCGGTGTAGGTCTCAGCCTGTGCGTCAGTGTAAGCAGATTCTTTTCCGGTCAGAATGTAGTCGGTAGAGACGTGCAGAAACCGGGCGATGTCTGCAATGTATTTTGCTGGCGGCAGAGTGTTCCGGGCCTTCCAGGTAGAGTAGGAAGACTGGTTAATGCCAAGAAATTTGCACAGTGCATAAGGCGTTTGCTCCCTCTGTTCGAGAACTGTTTCAATTCTGTCGATTGCTTCCATGTAGCACCTCCATAAAATAATTCGAGAAATCGAAGAAAAACTCTTTACAAATTCGAGTTTTCGAGCTACAATACAATCACAAGCTACAAATGATTCGCAAATGGGAAGTGCTAAATCGCATAAGTAGTTTGTGATTGCGTATGTAGTGTACGGTTGTACCGTTAAATTGTATCATTTTACTTCGAGAAAGTAAACTACATATGCGAAATTCCATCAGAAAGGAGGAAAAGCATAATGCAGGGTAATATCACTGACTGGGGCAAGGAAGTTAAGAAGGGGCTGATTGAACGTGGCTGGTCTATCAACGATTTAGCTGAGAGAATCGGCAAGTCAAGAACCAGGGTATCCGGGGTTGTGAATGGCCGGATTTACTCAGATTCGATTGCAAGTGCAATCAGTGACCTTCTCAATATCGAAAAGGCATCGGCGTCCATGAAAGAAGCAACCAGAGATTGGTGTATGGATGCAAGAAAAGCCATGATTGACCTGGATATGAACACAGGGGAGCTGGCTGAGAAGACTGGCTACTCTACACAATATCTGAATGCAATTATCTGTGGCAGATGCTATTCGCCACCGGTTATGAAAGTGATAAGCAGTGCACTCGGAATCCAGGAATATCAAGGGAAACAGGATTCCTCTAAGGACAGTTAAATTGTAACAGGAAAGATGGTGTGAAGAAATGGGAAGAGGCCCTACGAAAAGCAATGAAAATGCATATTTTGTTGCCAGAAAAAAGGCGGCAATGTACAACGAAAGGCTATACTCCAGAGAAGGTGCGGCTGAGCTGCTTGGTATATCTGTTTCGACACTCGCAGACTATGAGCTTGGAAATACGAAGGTGGTTCCGGTAGACAAGGTTGTTCTCATGGCGGACCTCTATAATGCACCGGAGCTGAAAACCGGGTATTGCAAGTATGAATGCCCGATATGCAGCTATCTTCCGGTTGCAACAGAAGCGAAAGGCCTGGAAGGGATAGCTCTTCGGCTGATGAAGAGGCTGGATTGTGATGAGCTGAACCGCATCAAAAAAGAACTTGTAGACATTACGGAAGATGGAATCATCGACGAAACGGAGAAGCCGGAGCTGAAAAAGATCCTGGCTTTTTTAGATGAAGTTGCGGAGTCCATCAGCGAACTGAAAATCGTAGGCGAAAAGTTTTTGAAGAAGGTGTGAGTATGGACGTACAGAAAATGCTTGAAATTCTGAAAAGAGATTACGGAATCGAAAGTAAAGAGGAACTGATAGAAAGATTTGAGTCCAGCAAGGGAATCAACATCGGAATTTTCACTGAACGGAGGCAGACAGCATGAGAAACAGAGTTATGAGACGTAGGATGCACAGAGTTCTGTAGAAGAAGCTGAGCAGAATCTACGCAGTGGATATGGCAGAAGTCCTGGGTTGGATAGAATACATAAGCATCATGGGAATTTTCCAGTGCTTCTGTATCGTGATGGCTTGTGAGCAGAGAGGCAGGGTAGCTTTTGGAGGAGAGTATTTGATTCTTCCGGCGGCGATACTTGCAAGACTGTGGATTCCGGAAATGATACAGAGCGTGACTGGTGTTCTGGAGATGCCGGATGAGGAAGAGGAAGATGTGTGAGATATGCGGACAGAATCCTTGCCATCCGAGATGCCCGAATGCTCCGGAACCGAAAGAGGTTCATATCTGTTCGGAATGCCTGAAAGGAATTTATCCGGGCGACAGATTCTATGAGAGCTGCGGAAGTTATGTGTGTGAGGAGTGCTTAAAAGGCATGACGATTGATGAAATATTTGAATTACTGGGCGAGAGCCTGGAAAAAGCATAGGAGGTAGGATATGGGACAGATGACCGTAGAACAGTGGTACGGCACGATAAAAACCGGACTAACGAAGAAGCTGACCGAGAACAAAGAAGCGTTACCGGCCGGGTTTAATCAGCAGAGATTTATTCTGAATTGCATTACGGTAATCCAGGATATGATGAAGGACGATAAGAAGAAAGCACAGTTGGAGAAGATCAATCCGGAAACTATCCCGGTTTGCCTGGCAAAAGCGGCATACCTGGGACTGGACTTCTTCAACGGCGAGTGTTACGCCATCCCGTATGGTGGAAACCTCAGTTTTCAGACCGACTACAAGGGCGAAATCAAGCTGTGTAAGCGGTACAGCAAAAATAAGATTAAGGACATTTTTGCCAAAGTAGTAAGAGAAGGGGATGAGTTTTCAGAAACCATTGACAGCGGACGGCAGAACGTGTATTTCAAACCGATTCCGTTCTCTGACAAGGATATGGTCGGCGCATTTGCGGTGGTACTTTTTGAAGATGGCTCAATGATGTATGACACCATGAGTAAGAAGGACATCGAGAATGTAAGGAACACCTATTCCAAGGCGAAAGACAGCCAGGCGTGGAGAAGCAGTACCGGCGAGATGTACAAGAAAACGGTGCTGAGAAGACTGTGCAAGCTGATTGATTTGGACTTTGACAATATAGAGCAGCAGAAAGCCTACGAAGATGGCGGAGATGCGGTATTCAATCAGCAGTCACTTCCGGGAGCAACAACGGGACAGGCATTGTTGCCGGAGAACGATAAGCCGGTAGATGCATTTGCAGCGATGAAAGCACAGAAGCAGGCTGAGCCGGTTATTGACGGAATGGTTTTGGAAGAGGCGTAGGAGGTAGTGACATATGGTTTTGACGGCAGAAAATTATTATAGCAAAGAAGCGAACAAAGAGTATATGAGCGTGTCCCAGTATAAGGATTTCGCAGGGACATACGGAAAGATGGCATGTGAATTTTCGGCGGTTGAGAAGCTGGAAGAACGGTGGGCGCAGAAAAAGACCACGCCGCTTCTGGTGGGTTCTTACGTGGATTCCTACTTTGAAGGAACGCTCGAAGAGTTCAAGAAGGAGAATCCGGAAATCTTCACTCAGAAGGGCGATCTGAAAGCAAATTATAAGCAGGCAGAGAGAATCATCGCCAGAATGGAGAGAGACCCGCTGTTCATGCAGTATATGAGCGGAGAAAAACAGGTCATTATGACAGGAGAGCTGTTCGGGGCAGAATGGAAAATCAAAATTGACAGTTTTGTGAGAGGAATTGCCATTACGGACCTTAAGGTTATGGCATCGATCACTAAGCTGGAGTGGGTAAAAGACATCGGTTATTTAGATTTTGTGCGGTACTGGGGCTACGATATCCAGGGTGCAATATACCAGGAAATTGCGTACCAGAATACTGGAGAGAGACTGCCATTCTACATTGCGGCCGGAACGAAGGAAGAGGAGCCAAACATCGAAGTGATTCAAGTGACGCAGAACTATCTCGATGAAGCGAAGCACATGGTAGAAATGAATATGCCGAGAATCCTCAGAGTGAAGAACGGAGAGGCTGAGCCGGACAGATGCGAGATGTGCGATTGTTGTAGGCATACAAAGGTTTTGAAGAGACCGATTTCAATTACGAACCTGGTAGCCGGAATTTAGGCGGTGAGTAGATGGCAGATAACAAAAAATACTATTACTTGAAATTGAAGGAGGATTTCTTCGATTCTGATGAAATGCTGCTTCTCCAGGGAATGAAAGACGGCTATTTGTACAGTGACATACTGATGAAGATGTACCTGCGGAGTCTGAAAAACGAAGGGCGGTTGATGTACAAGGACTATATCCCATACAGCCTGGAGATGATCTCGACGATTACGAGACACCAGGTAGGGACGGTAGAACGTGCGATGAAGATTTTTGAGCAGTTGAAGCTGGTAGAGGTACTGGATAACGGTGCAATCTACATGATGGATATTCAGAACTTCATCGGGCAGAGTTCTACAGAGGCGGACCGGCAGAGGAAGTATTATCGCCGCATCCAGGACGAGAAGAAACTGAGCGGTTCCCAGGCACCGGAGGCATTGATTCCGGAGATGCAGGAACCGGAGCAGGAGAAGCCAGCAGCAGAAAAGCCGCCGAAGCCGAAAAAGGCAACGGTAAAGAAGGAAGACACGATGCAGCTCTATGAGCGTCTGGTTCCGGATTACGCACTCGGCGGAGAAATCAGAGAAAAGATGCGTGAATGGTGTACATACAAGATTGAACGCAAGGAAGGTTACAAAGAGCAGGGCATGAAATCCCTTCTCCGGCAGGTAGAGAAGAAAGTAGCAGAATTTGGAGAAGGCCGGGTGTGCGATTTGATTGAGGAATGTATGTCAAATAACTGGAAAGGCATTATCTGGGATAAAATGACGCAGATTCCGCAGAGATCAGCAGGGGACCGGATTCAGAACAGAGTGAGTGAGGTAGATAACTGGTAATGACAAGAGAGGAGTTCAAAACGCTTGTTAAGGGAATGAAAGCTGTATACGCACAGCCGACATTCATTCCAGACCAGGATGCTTTCAATGTATGGTTTGAGTTGCTGAAAGATATTCCGTATCAGCAGGCCAACGTAGCAATCCAGAAGTATATGCTGACAGAGAAATTTCCACCAACGATAGCAGACATCAGAGAAAAGGCAACGCAGATTGTTGAGAGCGTGGATAGCAGCATGAGTGAATTGGAGGCATGGTCTTTGGTAAGAAAGGCGGTCAGAAATTCCGGGTATCATTCAGTGGAAGAATTTGAGAAACTGCCGGAGGCTTGCCAGAGAGCCGTAGGAAGTGCGGCAAATCTGAAAGAGTGGGCGTTGATGGATTCTGAAAGGGTAGAGACGGTAGAGCAGTCTCATTTTATCCGGAATTATAGGACAACAGTGCAGAGAATCAGTGAGGAGAAAAAACTGCCGGAATCTATCCGGTTACTGATTGCCAGCATGAGAGACAATACGTTGGAGTTGGAAAAGAAAGAGCAGCCTGCGCTCGAAGTTAAGAAGCAGGAGGAAGAAAAAACAGATCCAGAACCTGGAATGTCTGAGGAAACGAGGGCGAAGTTCCAACAGGTCATGCGGAACTTACAGGGGAAGATGTGACATGGAGGTGAAGTGACATATGGATATGGCAGAAATCGGAGCGAATATCCGGAGTTGCAGGACAGAAAAGGATATGACGATGGAGGAATTGGGAAAAGCAATCGGCAAGAGCCAGTCGGCGGTAGCGGATTATGAAAAAGGCAGAGTAGACATCCCGGCATCCTCGCTCATCAAGATTGCGGAGGCGTTGGAAGTCCACCCGGCAAAGCTGTTCGGTATGCAGACGGCGGATGAGCAGTTTGAGCCGGACGCCACGCTGAGAATTTTCAATGCGGAGGACAGACGGACTATTGCAGGAATCCTGGTAATGAACGGTTATACAACCCGGCATATCAAGGTTGCGAGAGAAGGAAAGAAGAGTAGCTGGTACTGCATCCAGGCTATGCTTGAAGAAAGCAACCTGGGAAGTCAGTAGGAGGCGGATATGGAAAAAGCAAAGTTTACGGTATACGGGGAACCGAAAGGGAAGGGTAGACCGAGATTCAATACGAAGACCGGCCATGCCATAACCCCGAAAGATACGGTGTCCTATGAAAATCTGGTAAAGCTGGAATGGCAGACAGCCTACGGGACAGAGAGTTTTCCGAAAGAGGCGATGCTGGATATGCGGATTAAGGCGTATTACCGGATTCCTAAGTCGGCATCGAAGAAAAAAAGAGCTGCGATGCTGGCCGGAGAGGTGCGTCCGACCAAGAAGCCAGATATGGATAACGTAGTAAAAATTATCGCTGACAGCCTCAACAACCTGGCGTATTACGATGATACACAGATTGTTGACTGCCAGTGCCGGAAGTTCTACTCAGAGAATCCGAGAGTAGAAGTGACGATTATAAATTTGTCGAAGGAAGAATAGGAGGAAATTCACAGTGGATGAAAAAATGGAAATAAGGCTCGTGAATCCAACGGAAGACGGATTCTTGCAGAGGATTGACTGGAACAAAGCAGAGCTGGAGGCGAATGTCAGAAGCATCGTGGCAGCATACCAGGGCTTAGTGTATACGGAAGATACGGTATCGGATGCGAAGAATGACAGAGCCGCCCTTAGAAAATTGCTCAATGAGATTGAGGACAGAAGAAAGCTCGTTAAGAAAAAGTGCATGGAACCGTATGAAGCGTTCGAGAGCGATTTGAAGGATGTAACGGCACTCATCAAGGAGCAGATCGACATCATTGACGGACAGGTAAAGGAATATGAGAACAGCGTAAAAGAGGAGAAGAAAGCCAGATTGCAGGATGTATATACTGAGGCGATCGGAGAACTGGCAGAGGTTCTTCCTTTTGAGCGAGTGTTTGAGGCACAGTATCTGAATGTGAGCTTCAAGGAAAGTAAGGCAGCAACCGAAATCCAGGAAAAGATTCAGAGAGTAAAGAGTGACCTGGCGGCCATTGACGCACTGGATAGCAAGTACAAGCTGAATGCGAAAGACGTATATGTGAGAACACTGGATATGTCCCAGGCCATGGCTGAGAACGCCCGTCTGATTAAGTTTGAAGAGCAGATGGAGGCAGACCGCAAGAGAAAAGCAGAGGAAGAGGAACGCCGGAGAGCCGAAGCAGAAGCCGGAGCCAAAGAAGCAGAGGAACGCAGACGCCAAGAGGCAGAAAGAATCGCTGCGGAACGTGCGGAGAGAGAAAAAGCACTGGCAGAGCAGCAGGCCCAGGAGGAAAGAACTTCGGAATCTGGCTACAATACACCGGTTCCGGATAAGGCGGCAGACGTGCAGAATGAGGAACCGGCAGAAAAGCCGGCTGAAAAAGAAGTTCTTCCGGAGGAGAAGAAATACAAGGCAACCTTCTATGCGATTGGTACGCTCCAGCAGTTGAAGGATTTGCAGGAATACATGAAAGAACATAATATCCAGTTCGGAAAGGCGGGTAAGTAGGATGAGCGATTTTGTGAAAGAATTGAATTTTGATGGCGATACCTTTAATGACATGAAGAGAGACATGAATTTTGTCTTACAGCGACTGCTCGGTAATATGCAGGAAAAGGGATGCCTGGAAGGAACGCTGACGCTGAAACTTGATGTGTCGCTCGTGAGAGAGTATGTGCCGAACTACAATCCGAACATTCCTGGAGAGAGCAGAGAAATTGCGAAGCCAAAGTTCAGCCACAAGGTAACAAGCCAGATGAAGGTTGAGGATATGAAAAAGGGCAATCTGGACACTGAGATGGAGCTGTTCTTGAATGAGGAGACCGGGGAGTACGAGATGAGACCGGTTGCCGATACTACGCAGAGAAGTATTTTCGATGCAGACTACAGAGATGTGACGGAGCCGGGACCGGCAGGAATCGAGCCGGATATTGGTCCGGAGTACATCGAACATCCGGAACTTCCGGGAGAGGTAGCAGATGAACATGCCCTTCCTGGCCAAGTGGAAGATTATGAGGATGCAGACGAGAGCGTATACGACGATTCTACGGGCGATAACCAGGAAGACACACAATTTACTGATGCAACCGATTTAGACGGTGCAGGGGACGGTATAGAGATTACAAGTGACTCTGAGGAAGATGAAACCGACACCGAAGATGATGAGTATGGATATGATGAACCAGAGGAGGAAGAGTAAATGAATTTAAGAAATTTGGTAGGTAAAATGGCAATCAGAACAGCGAAAAGCGATGTAGTTTTTCCATGGGAATTACCCGAGTCATTGTTTGTTCAGGTAAAACCGTATGGAACATCGTGCCATTCTGACAAGGAAAAGTACATGAACCACCCGGTAAAAATTATTGCAGTAAAAGAAGAACAGGTTGTCATAGAGGAGCATGGAGAAAGAAAGCTCCTGGAAAGAAGATTCATTGACAACCACTGGGTTGATTATGACAAGTTCCTGCATCCAGAGAAAGAAGAGAAAGAAAAAGCCGAGAAATTGATGAAGGAGTTCGAGGTAGCAGCGGAACCTATCAAACATTTTCTGGCAGAACATTATGACCCGATGTGTACGGCAGTGATTTCCATGGATAACATCCAGATTTTCAGAGGAGAACTGGGCGAGCCGATTCAGAATATCTGTTGTCGGTGCGGAGCAGAGGTCGAAGAAGAAATGAAGGGATAATACATGGATAAAAGACCGAGAAAAGAAGACGGGTCATTATTCACATCGTGTAAATCGTGTGGAGTGCCGCCGGACAGGTGCAAGGGCTTTTGCATTTTTCAGAGAATGACGGCAGAAGCAGAAAAACAGAAACAGGAGGAAAAGTCGAATGGCAAAATTTAATATCGAGGTAGAGCTTGACTGGATGGATGAAGAGGCATACTCCATCGATGATGAGTTAAGAGAACGGATTGTGGAGGGCGTGGAAAACGCCCTTCTGGAAAAGGCAACGAATGAAGCTGTAAAGGCAGTGGATAATAAAATCGCAGAGAAGATTCTGGAGGCAGAAGAAACGATACGGGCAACCGTAGACCAGTTCATTGCGAACGTGTGCGAGGAGAAGATTGGAAAGATTGTTATCCCGGAAAAGAAAAGTACCTGGAGCGATGAAGTAACGTACAAGCCCCTGTCTGAATACGTGGGAGAGAGATTTGAGCTGTTCCTTACGGAAAAGAGATATGACAGGGACGGCCGCATTGCAAGTTATTCCAGTGACAGGAAATTATCTGCCGCCGGTCTGCTCACGAGTCAGTATCTGGAAGAGGAACTTGGAAAGAAGGTTGAAAAGCTGATTGCGAATGCTAAGAGAGAGGTAGAGGAATCTCTGATAAAATCACTGGAACAGAATCTGAAAGAAAACCTTGCTAAAGATACGATTGAAAGAATGAATATCCCGGAAGTATTAAAGAAATTAAGCAGCATAGGGGCAAAGCAGGTAACCGGAACATCGTTACCGGAGTAAAGGAGGAACGGTATGAGCGATTTTATCATAGGGCATGTTACAGACCCGAAGGAAGGACCGATGGATGGTGTGTACGCTGAGACGAAGGGTACATATACGAAGTTCAAAGGAACCGGAGCATTTCGGAAAGAGAAGAGAATCCTGCATCAGAAAGTAACGGATGTCGGAATCAAGGCCAGCTTACAGACCGGCATGGTAAGCATCAATGACAGAAACCGGAACCAGGCAATAGCAGTAAGTATTACAGAGATGGTCGCTATTCTGAATGAGGCTCTGAGATATGGAACGGCAGGAATAGGAAAGAAGGTGCGGTTGTGATCAACAGAGCAAGCGAAGGAACGTGCCGCCAGTGCGGTAGAAGAATCCTGTGGGTGCGGATGCGGTCTGGAAAGAATATGCCGGTAGATATGGCACTGCATAATTACAAGAAGGACAGTACCGGGAAAGAGAAAATTGTCACGCCGGATGGAGAGGTAGTGACAGGAAGAATCCTGGTAGGCGAGTGCGGAGATGGAGCAGGCTATATTTCGCACTTCGCTTCGTGCAAGAAGTACAGGAGGTAGGGCATGACACACGAGCTGAAGACATACCCAAAATATTTCCAGGAAACGATAGAGGGCAACAAACCGTTTGAAATCCGGAAGAATGACAGAGACTTCCGGGTGGGAGATGTGCTGATTCTGAAAGAATGGGACAACATCAAATACAGCGGAAGAGAAATCGGAGCGGTAGTAAGATATGTTCTGAGAGACTTTATCGGATTGCAGGAAGGCTATGTAGCACTTGGGTTACAGATTTTAGATTAAAAAGAAAAGCCGCCATAACCCCATGGCAGCTCCTCAAATGTTCGTAGATAGATTCATTATATGGAGCAGAGCAAGAAAAGTCAAGGAGGTATGGCGGTATATGGAAAGACAGAGTGAGCAGGAATTGTTGGCAATCGTACCTGTGGAAACGGAGAGTCTGGAGGGAAACAGAATCTACCAGGTAACAGGGAGAGAACTGACACAGATAGCGGAAATATCTGCGAGAGAAGCGGTCAAAATGTGCAGAGAAGAGCGAAAAAAGACTGAAAAACGTGAGCAGAGTAACGCTGACAAGGTAAAAAGAACCAAGAAATTGTTATCAGACTACCGTAGACTGAAAAGGGAAATCCCGGAAAATGAAGAATTTACGGAAGGCGAGAAAGTAGAAAAACGGTGGGCGTTCCTAAGAGATTTGATGGGTTCGGCACATATCAATAGCCAGGAAAGCGTAGTAGAGAAAGAGGAAAAGCGCAGGGCGGAGAATATGTATTACATCAACCGGATAGAGCGTGCGATTGAGACGTACCGGGAGGAGTGCGAAACATCGAAAAAGCCAGAAGCTATGCGGTGTTACAGGGAAGTGTACGAATACTACATAGCAGAGGAAGAAAAGACGGTTGCTCAGATTGCGAGTGAGGAATGCGTGAGTGAGAAGACTGTCTATAAGGACATCGGGAACGCCTGCAAAATTATAGCTGTGTACCTGTTGGGTGTGTGAGAAAACTGGGTTCAAAAACAGTAGAAAATATGGAATTGACGAGGGTAAAATACCTGTGGTAACGTAGTAAGTGCCAAAAGCCCATATGTCACACCATAAAAATGGAGCACTGTGAATCGACTTTTCCTTCTCTGATGGCTGAGCGGTCTTCGGACCGCAAAGCCGGAGGAAGGGATTCTTAAAAAACGGTAAACAGCTTGTATTCCCTGTACTTAGGTAGGTAATCTGGTATAATTAAAGTATGGAAAACAACGGTTTTTCAAGGGAAAAGGAGCAGACGGACAATGGGAATTTATACGAGCAGATATAGCAACAAAGAGCTTGCAGATGGCAAATATTACTGTGTAGGAATCAGCATCGGGACGCCGAAATTCAAACTGGCGTACAGACTGGAGAACCAGTGTTATTCACTGGCTCCGAAAGGGTATATGCTGAAAATGGACCTGGAAGATTTCAAGAAAGCCTATTACGAGAAGCTGAACGGCATAGGCAAGGACAGAATTATCAACACGGTTATGAAGATGGAGCGTGACGCAGCAGCCCAGGGAAAGGATTTAGTCCTCCTGTGCTACGAGGATGTGAGAATCCCGGAAGATTGGTGTCACAGAACTGTTTTTGCTGAGTGGTGGGTGGAGAACACTGGAGAGATTATCGAAGAACTTCCAGACCCGAATCCCCCGAAGGGAAAGAAAGTAGCAACGGCAAGTAAGAAGCCCGAAGTGCAGACGAAGCCAGATGATGGCTACCAGCAAATGAGTCTGTTTGGTATGGGCGCTTTAATATAA